GGCCGCGCCCCAATTGCCGCCGGCCGGGACGTCGAGCCAGCGCGCGTCGTTCCAGAGCGACGCCATCTCGCCGAGCGACCCGCCGCCGACGATCAGCAGTTCGTCGCCGTCCTTCATCTGCACGCGCGCCGACCGCGCGGCGAACGGGAGGGAGTCTCGGCCCGTTGTCGGGAGAATGATCGAGAGCCGCACCATTAGGACGTAGCCTCCGCGACGACGAGATAGATCCCGCCGCGATGCTGCCAGCGCCGATCCGAGGCGTCGTCGACCTCGGTGTAGGCGAGACGCTCTTCCCGCTGCACGAGCATCGACCGATACCCCGTGATCGTCAGCGTCGCGCCCTGAAGGAGCGTCTGTATCCGGTCGGCGACACCCTGCGCCGTGAGTCCGGAGGTCGACAGGTGGACGCCTTTCACCATGTAGCGCACCTGCTCGAACGCCTGAGAGCCAATGCTGTAGTCGTCCTCGTGCGCCATCTGCGACACGATGACGAACGGCGTCGTCACGCTCTGCGGAGCCATGTCCCGGAACACGCCGCCAGGCGCGAGCCCCGCCAGCGTGGCATCGGTCGCGAGCTTCGCGATCACGGCCGCGTCGATCGCCGCCGTACTAGCCATTGCGCGTCACCTTCAGGCCGGTTCTCTCGACGATGTCGATCAAGTCCTCGACCATCGAACGCCGCTCCCGCACCGCGATCGGGATGAGCGTCGGCCGCGCCGGAGCCGCACCGGTCGACTTGCCGTTCTCCCATTGCCGGTTCTGCGTGCCGTATTCGTAGAGCCTCGCGTGCGGCGCAGTGACACGGACCCGCGCCACGGCCGCGCCGGTCTCGCGCGTCCGGCCGGTGACCTCGACCGAGTCGGCGAGATGCTTTCGCGCCTTCTTGATCCCGCCCTGCACCGTGTACGTGTCGAGCGGGGAGCGCACCTGCTGATACGCCGCGCGCACGCTCGACGCCGTGTCCTCGGCCGCGCCCAGAACGACCCGCTCGGCCTCGGCCTGAAGCTGATCGGGGAGGTCGAGGAGCGCCTTCCGCAGTTCGTCGAGTCCTTCGATGACGACCATCAGACGAACTCCTCACAGGAGAGGACCATCCACTCGCCGACTTCGTCGACCTTCTGAATCCCGCGGACGAAGAAGTTCCGCGACCCGAAGACGAGCCGCGTCCGCGTCGTCACGGAGGCGTGCGACCGGATCGTCACGATATGCGTGATCGGCGCTTCGACCGTGTTCCCGGCGATCCGCTCGATGGCGCTCGGCGTCGCCGGGTCGATCTGGGCCCAGACCGGCGACGGGGACGCGGCCGTAAAGGTCTCCGTATAGCCGCCGTCGCCGTCGGTCGTCCGCGTCGGGTTCTGGACCGCGACTTGATGCCGCATCCGTCCGATCTGTGGCATGGCCTACACGGCCTCCGGGAGGCGATACGGCGCGAGCAGTTTCTCGACCGTGGTCTGTGTCCGCGCCGACATCGTGCCCGTGATCGTGACCTGCCGCTGTGCGTAGAGGTCGCCGAGCAGGAGCAGCATCGCGCTCTTAATCCCCTTTGGCACCGCGCCCGCGTTGCCGTAGCCGCAGACCGCGCGTACCGTGATCGGGTAGTCGGCCTCGAGCGACGTCGCCGGGAAATCCGTGTTCGCGGTCGTCTCGATCCATCCGCGGCCCGCGTTCGGTCCGCTCAGTGTGCGGACGGCGTAGTTGCCCGTGGTCCACGTCTGCGAGACGGCGTTCTCGTCGAGGTACGTCACCGAGGTGATCGACTGGAGCGGCGCGCGCGGGATGAAGAGCGGTTTCCCGAACTGCGGGAAGTCGCGGAACCTGAAGTCCCATGTTTCCGTGACCAGCGTCCGCCGGAGGTAGGTCTCGACCCACACGCGCGTGCTCGCGATCATTGCCTCGATGAGGTCGTTCTCCGTCGCGTGGTCCACGCGGAGGAAGAGCTTCGCCTCGGCGAGATCGATCCCGTCGCCATCCGTGCGAGACACCAGCGAGGAGACCGGTTGCCGGTTCCACGTCATACGCGGACCCCTTTCGCGCGCCGACCGGCGCGGGTCTGCGACGGCGGGACCATCGCCTTCACCTCGACCGGCGCGACCTCGCACACGTCCACGAGACGCGCCGCGCCCTGATACACGAGCGCCGCGGCGAGCCCGTCGGGGACGTCGTGAATCCCGACGCCGAGCGCGCCCAGATCGGGAAGGTTGAGGTTCGTTCGAAGTTCGATCCGCATGATGTCAGCGAGGAGGCATCCCCGCGCGAGCCGTCCCCCGAAGAGGCGCGGCCCGCGCGGGTCGTATCAGGGTTTAGGCGAATGCCTGGTCGCCGACCGGCGCGACGTGCGGGAGCCCCTGCACCGCCACGGCCGAGAACGCGGCCGACGCCGTCAGGGTCTCCGTCGCGACGAGACGGACGTACCGCTTGCCGCCAGCGTAGCCCATCATGCCGATCATGTCGGACTGCGTCGTCGAGTCGTTCACGACGAGGTTGCTCCCGAGGAGTCCCGTCGCGGCCGTCACGGTTGCGGCGTCGCTCAGGCCGGAGTCGTCGCCATGCTGAAGCGTGAACGTGAAGAAGTTCGTCGCGTCGGCCGTGGTCACTGTCGCAAGCTGGATCAGGAACGTGAGCGAGTCGAAGCCTCGCGTGTCGATGATCTCGCCGTTGGCGCTTGCGGTCCGCGAGGCGTAGGCGAACGCCTTCGACACCTTCGCGTTGTTCAGATTGTCTCTCATGATGCTGTGTCCTTTCTTGGTCTGGTTGCGACTAGCTGGTCGCGAACTTCAGGAACTTGATGCTGTCGAAGTCCACCACGCCGCCGCCGACGCGCCGGGTAATGTGAAACGTGACGTACGGGTTGTTGCTGTAGGGATCGCGGAGGACCGACAGCCCGGTCCGGTCGATGACCATGTAGCCCTGGAAGTTGCCGAAGGCGATCGAGATCGAGCTCGCGGCGACCGCGGGCATGTCCTCGGCCTCGACCACCGGGTAGCCGAGCAGGACCGACGGGTTCCCCGCCTGAGTCGACGGTTCCCAGATGTAGTCGCCGCCGCTCGTCTTCAGGACGCGCGTCGCGGCGAGCGTGGCCTTCGACATCATGAAGACCGCGCCGGGACGATACGGAGCCTTGAGCTTGCCCGTCAGCTCGATGAGCTTGTCGACGCCGTTCGCGTTCGAGCCGAACCCGCCCGACGTGCCGGTCGCGACGTGCTCGAGCACGCCCCACGCGCGCGAGGCGTCGGCCGTTGCGGCCGTCGTGTAGGTCGTGATCCCGCGTGGCTGATTCGCCCCGCTGCCAGCGATGAACGCGGTCTGCTCGTCGAGCGCGAAGTCGCGCGCGGCCTGTTCCTGAAGCCACGCCTCGACGTCATACGCGGCGTCGTCGAGCAGCGACGGCGAGATCTGCGGGGAGCTCCGCATCGTGTTCGCCTCGATGCGGTACTTCTTCAGGGTCGGCGTCGCCGGGTTGCTCGACGCTGTGACCTCGTCGACCCATGAGGTCGAGAGGCGACCGTAGGAGACCACGCCTTCAATGGCGCTCCCGCTGATCGTCTGCACGCGCGCAACCTGGCGCATCGGGGAGCCATCGAACACCCGCTGGATCAGCGGACCGACGACGGCCTGAGGCACGAGGTAGCCGCCGTTCGCGTCGTCACGGACGACCATCCCCTTCAGCCCCTCGAGGACGCTCACGTCGCCGCGACGCATGAAGCGCCCGAAGGCGTGCTTGTGCTCGTCGGCCGAGGCGTTCTGCGGAGCGGCCGCGCCGCGTGCGAGCTTCGACTCGATGCTCTTCTGCTGCTCGGCGATGGCGTCGAGGTCGGCGTTGATCTTCGACAGTTTGGCGTCGAAGTCGCCGGTCCCGGCCTTCGCCTCGACGGCGCTCAGGCGCGCGTCGTTCGTCTGCTTGAACTCTTCCCACGCCCGCGCGTGAGTCTCGATCAGATTCTTGATGTCCATGATCTGTCCCTTCGTTGGTCGGTCGGCTAGGCGGAGAGTCGCCGCGCCATCTGTGCGATCCAGTCTTCGTCGATGTCGTCCGTCGTCGCCTCGTCCCGAAGCGCCTTGAACCCACGAGCCGCGATGGCCTTCGCCTGAGAGACCGAGAACGATCCTTCATCCCGAAGGAACCGCTCGAACTCTCGGATGGTCATCTCCGGCCCGGTAAACTTCACGCGCGAGACGCGCGCCTCGCTGTTCGCCGGGAACGTGACCGGCGAGACTTCCCACAGATTGATCGCGACGATGTCGCGGATGTTCTCGTCGCGGTTGATCGTCTCCTTTGTCACGGAGAACCCGATCGACAGGCCCGAGAGCGCGCCGAGTTTCAGCAGCGAGTACGCCTCGCGCCCGAGTTGCGTATCGGCGAGTTC